ATCTCTACAGACTGCTTATAATCTAATTGTAAGTGTAATTGTAATTCTTCTTCGCTTTCTAAACCTAGTTCTTTGCTAGTTTTACTTCTAACATCGATACCTAACTTTTCTTGCATTTCATTTATTATATCTCTCTCTTTAACATCTCTCATTAATCTAGCTGCGTAATCAGTTCTTTTCTTAGTAGAAAAAGGATCTACAGCAAAAGCTTTTACTTGATAATTTCTTTGAGACATACCATTAACTACAATATCTACAAACTTAGCTATAACTGGCACTGGCTTCCAGTCTAAATTAAGATATGATAAATCTCCGTTTATAGCTAATTCATCTTTATATTTTTGAACAGGTTGTTCACCTCTAGCATATAATCTTAAAGTGTGGTATTGGTTAAAGTTAACAGCATAACCTGGTGAATTAGAACCATATCTATTATTTCTAAACCATTCACCTTCTATTGCTCTGCCAACGGCAAGCCCATACTCTTCAGTAGCTTTTTCTGCATCAGGTACCACCTGACTTGGAAAAGAACTATTACTATTATAGGAAATTTGCATATTTATTTTATTATTTTTGAAGTAAATCCTTTGTTGTCATATCTTTTTATACCTATTTTCATAGGTAGAATATTTCTTGTTGCTGTAGGCTTGTATCTGTTTTTATTACATGCCATTATGGCTAAACCAGAGCTAATAGTTGCATCATGCTTGGTCCTATTGTTTATATTAAATTGAGACCAATCTTCTAGTGTTTTTTGATGATACATATTTCCATATCCATCTTCTAAAATTCCTACATAGTCATTTATATAACTTTCAATAGCAGCAGCATGTGCTTGTTTAATGTCTTCGCTAGAGTTAGGTATACCACCTATTTCTTTTTCTGTTGTAGAAAGTTTATTCCAAATCTTATCAGGTCTATTAATACTAAAGCCTCTGTATCCTCTACGTTTCAAATAGTATAATAATCTAGGCTTATTGTTTTCACATAATATAGGCATACCATAAAATACACAAGCCATTAATACGTCTTCAAAAAATATTTCAGCAGTTTCAGGTCTAGCTATATATTCTAAGAAAAAATGATTTGGAGGGGCATCTTCCATAGAAAACTTAGTTAATCCATGAAGTGCTCCTTTAGAGCCGCGACCGTCAACAGTACCAGAAATATCGTAACTATCACATCCGAAAGCTCCCACATGATCATTACCAGGGTATTTAAGTCCATTTTTTATTATTATATTGTTTTGCATTCTTGAATTAGGTGCCCAACTTATAAAAAACCTTCCATTATTATTTGGTATAAAGTTAACTCTACTATCTTTAATACCATTTTCCCACATAAAATTTCCTTGTGTAACTGAAGCACTGTTATTCAACTCCGCATTATAGTCTATTTGTTCATATATCTTAGCTAGATTAAATAAACTATCTTTTGTTTCATCTCTAAAAGCGTGTTGTTCTGTTCTTGGAAACTGTCTATAATATTCGTTTAAACCGTCTTGATCTGATTTTAAACCTTCTACTTCATTTTCCCAGTGCTCGATAACGCCTGTTGTAATTTTAAAACCGTCGACTCCTTTGACTGGATTTTCTTTTCTAATGAAAACAGGTGATCCGTGAGAATCCATGAATCCTTCGTAGTTCCATTCCATAGGGATGAACAAAGAATAGAGTCCAGAAGATGTTTGTCCGTTACGATTTCTTTTTGTAACGTCTGAATTATAGTATAGTTTTTTGAAATTGTCTCCACCTTTATCTAAAGCATTTGAAGTCGAGCCCATCATGCACTTGCCTACGATTCTAGATCCTAGCCTTAATGTAGTTTTTGTAACTCTCCAGTTGTTTAATATATTATCAGGTCTCTCCCACTTACCACTTTCATCATGAGCTAGTAGTTTTAGCTTTTCACCATCATAAGAGTTGTCACCTGTATTTTTCCAGTCAATAGTTGTATCAAGTCCGTCTAGTTCTCTTAGTTGTTCATTGCTCTCAAGCTTCCTTCTAGTAAGCTTCGAAGCTGGAACTCTGTATGCAAGTTCTGTTTTAGGACGATCCATACCGTCCTGGATCGGTTTGAAGAAAAACGGATAGTTAACGGATATTGGTACGACTTTATCTGTAAACATTTTTTTAGCATCTGCTCCAGTTTTAGAGAGTATACCAAATCGGGAGTCGCTCGATATTGTTGCTTGATTAACAAGTTCGGCCGAGGACATAAATGAAAATCCAGATCTTCTGTTCTTAAGGTAGCACATCCCGTAACATCTAGTATCTGCCTTGCATGCTTCCCAAAATATAAAGAATAATCTATTTGCTTCTCTAAAATCAGGGGCTCCAATATCGATCTTTGACCACTGGAGGTACATGTAATGTGTACCAGTAATATAAGTAGGAATATTGTTATTATAAAACCAGTAACCTTGTTCTCTTCTTTTGAATTCTTGGTCGATATAATCATACCATTTTTCTTTAAAATCTATAGAATATTCTTCCCAATCAAATCTAGTTTTTATTTTTTGTAGTTCCTTTGGGTATTCAAATTTTTGCCAGTATTGCTCTGCTTTATTTTTGCTTCGTTTAAACGGTTCATCTGTTGCTGGTAAAGCAATCCTGAGATTCTGTATTTCAATGATTTGTCCAATTTTTCCAGTTTTACTTATTACTATAAAATCATAATCAGAGTTATAACCATACTCCCATTTTTTAAACCTATTGTTTTTAGCTAATATCTTAGGATTTACAACTTCCTTAATTTCTTTCCAAAGAGTTTGATTATAGCTCATTTACTTCTCCCTTCTGCAAAACCTTTAAAAGCTTTTAATTCTTTTGGATTTTCAACACCTTGTAAATTGTTTTCTTCTTCCTCAATTCTTTGTAATATTTCAAAAGCATCCATTATACAAAGCTTTTTAGTAGCTGCTGCGTTTTTTAAACGATCAGAAGATACGTCATCTTCAGTATGAGTAATAATTTTTTCTTCAGCTACCTTAATTAATTCGTCAACTGCTTTCCGCCCAGCGAGGATTATTTTCTTTCTTGTTTCCTTTGTTTTCATTAATTAAAGCTATGTCATTTGATTTCATACAATAAAGTCGTTCACCTTCTATAACAAACTCAAACTCAGAGTTAGGTGTAAACGTAATAAGTGTTTCAGGTGTGATTCCTAGAGCTTCTAAGAACTTGTTAGAATATTTTACTATTCCAACATTGGGTTGTTCTTTTCTGTTCTCTAAAACATTTTGGTTTTTAATTGGCTTTATAAAGCAGTAGTTTAAATGACTTTTATTATTATACATGTATATCTGCTCTGGATTACAAAAATACATATCTTCTTTAAAATATGTACCACTATTTTTTTCAACACCTCTTACATCATAATATCTTCTAAAAACATTATGATGTATTTGTACAATATCTCCTATATTTATATTAGTTTTAAAAGCTGCAGGTGTAGAAACAACTACAGCTTTTTTACTAACAAATATGTGATTTTCAATGTTTGTGTTAATTATAAGTTTTTTATTGTTAACTTTTTTAACGTTGTCGTATCGCTGTTCAAAAGGTTTTACAATAAATTGATATAAACTTTTCATTGATAATTTAAATCATACTCTACTGATACCGCCATATTGGAATTAAACTTTTTCCAAGGTAACACTTCATTATTTTTAGTTATAAAAATATTGTAAGAATTATCTTCGTTTCCAAAAAGAATATCACTTATTATATGGCCACCATAAACTTCTTGACCTATAGAATAATGCATAGCATCATTTTTGTAGTCAGAACCTATGCTAATCTTTCTTATCTTCGACATTTGTGTTGTATTCTCCAGTTATAAGATCTATATTGACGTTTCCATATTTATCTTGAAGATCTTTTTTAACGCCTTCAATACTAGCTCTAACTTTTGCTGCTTTTAATAGAAAATCTTGCTTTTGTAATTCTATGTTACCTACAGCTTGAATTATATTATTGTATTCTTGAGAAACTTCTTGAACTTTAGATAGCTCGTCTTTTGTTATTTTTTTTGTTTTTGCCATTTTATTTAATTTAATTTAATTTTTAATATATGCCCACGAAGAATCTAAAAATACTATTACTTCTTCTGGGTTAAACTTTTCGTCAACTGCTTTTTTGACGTCTGACCAACTATAATCATGGCCAGCAATTATGCCTTTATATTTTAATTTTGGTAGGCATAATTCAATATCTTTTTTCACATCTTCATACTTATGACTTGCGTCTATATATATAAATTCAAATTCACCGTTTGATAACTTAGGCACTTCATCATAACTATAACCTTGATGATGATATATATTATCAAAGTATCTTGTATTTTTATTATACTCTGATTTAACTTTTGACCATGTGTAACCAAAATCTTTATTAAAATCTTCAGTACCTTTAAACGGATCAATAGTATGTATCTCACTAAATATACCACTAGCAGCTATCATTTGAGTTGATTCACCCATGTAGCTACCTATTTCTAAAGCTTTACCATAATCAGGTAGGTTATCGCAAACATAATTTAATAAAAATGCGAA